TACTTAGAAGAAATGGGGATACCAACAAAAGATAGGCCCGAAAATCCTACTGTAAATTCTCCACAGGTTCAACAGCCATCATCTCCAGTTAAAGAGGCCGGAAGACCACCAGCTTCAAGAGATAGTGGTCCAAGAAAACAAAAAAGAGTATTGCCAAGAAGCGGTGAAGCGACTGTTGCTACCCTATGGGCTATTGAGGCACAAGACAAAATATCAGAAATATTAAACCCAATCGCCCTTCAGCACTTTAATAAAAGCAACGTAAGAAGTTTAAACAAAGATGAACTATCAAAGCTAGACAAACTAAAAATATCAGTTTTAGCAAATCTAGAAATCTTCGAAGATGTGGATGAAGAAAAGGTTAAATCTCTACTAGATAAAAACCCACCAATCCCAAATGATTATCTTTCACTTGCCCAAAACCAAATAGAAGAGTTTAAATCTCAAAATAAAAGATCTCCAAACCTAAATGAGATAAAATTCATTAGAGGTTCAGCTTTAGTAGAGTGCTCAAAAAATACACATTAAACGTCACTTGTAAAAATTTTTGTGTAATATTACTTTGGAGGTTATTAGCCAAATATGAAAATATATCCAATCGAAATATCTGACGGCTTAGAAGAAGCAATAGCTAGTTCTAATAGTGTTGCTTATTGTTCTGTAGCTGAAAAATATAATCCAAATGATCAAGAAATAGAACAGATTTCAAAGTCTCAGGCTTTGGATATGGGCAATGAAGATCAGTTGGATCTATTTTATATGAAGTCTATTTTAGTCAGCACTGGATGGAACAAGAACGATGATGTTTTTGATCCGGGCGAACTTTGGGCGGCTAGAAATACTCCTGAAGATAAGCCATTTAATTTCATGCATGACGAAAAAGATATAATCGGCCATATCACAGGAAATGTTGTTGTCGATTATGAAGGCAATGAAATAGAAGAAAATACACCAGAAGTACCAAGCGAATTTAATATTCTTACTACTTCAGTAATATATACATCTTGGACGGAACAAGAGCAAAAAGAAAGAATGCAAAAAATTGTGTCCGAGATAGAAGAAGGCAAGTGGTTCGTTTCAATGGAATGTTTGTTTCCTGCTTTTGATTATGCTTTAGTGGATGATAACGGCAAAACAAGTGTAATCCCAAGAAATGAAGCTTCTGCGTTTTTAACAAAACATCTAAAGGCTTACGGAGGAACCGGAAAATACCAAAACTACCAAGTTGGCAGGCTTTTAAGAAACTTATCGTTCTCTGGTAAAGGCTTAGTTTCAAGGCCAGCTAATCCTCGTAGTATTATTCTGGAAGGAAATAAACTTTTCGATGAATCAAAGGCATATGCCTTAGAAATACACTCACTCAAGGAGAACGAAATGTCAGATAATCTTAACCAGCAGATTATTGATTTGCAGAAGGAATTAGCTGAGACTAAAGCTGCCAATCAGTCCCTTAAAGAAGAAGTTTCTAACAGCAAGAGTGCTGAATTTGAAACAACTATTAAGGAACTAACAGCTTCACTCGCAGCTAAGACAGAAGAAGTCCTTCAGCTAACAGAAGCTGCTAAATACTCAAAAGAAGATATGGAAAAGAAGAAAGAAGAAATGACCGCTATGCAGAAGAAGATGAAAGATATGGAAGAAGAGCTAGCAGTCATGAAGAAAAAGGAAGCAATGATGAAGCGTAAGGCTGAACTAGTTGATGCTGGTCTTGATGCCGATTCGGCAACATCAACAGCAGAAGATTTCAGCGATGCAGATGATGAAGTTTTTGGTAGAGTTCTAGCGGCTATTAAGAAGTCACTTTCTATTTCTGCTGCCTCAGTGAACGAAGAACCAAAGGCTGAAGAAGTAAAAGAGCTAGATGAAGAAGTTGATTCTTCAGAAGCTAATGAAAGCGATCTTGATTCGGTAGAAGAAACCAAGGAAGTAACAATCGCAGAAGTAACAGTAGAAGACGAAACAGAGTCACTACGTGCAGTTGCTAGTGAATGGCTTGGTTCTGTTTTAAGATCAACACCAAAGAACAAGTAAGAATTAACTTTTTAAAAGGAGAATTAATAATGGCTCTAAAATCTGATAGAAGTGTCTTGCAGACAGATATTTCATTCTTTATGAATGAAGCCGCAACTAGAGGTGGCGTTGTAGCTGTTAGCACTGGTGGTTCCGGTGCCGCTATGGATAACGGTGCTGCCGTTGTTACCTATGCTGCCCTACCATCGGGTAAGGTTCCCGTCGGTCTTCTTCTAAATGATATGGTTGATATTGATCTAACCCGTCAGCATCTTAACCAGCATAAGGATGAAGTTCAGAAGGGTGGTAAAGTTACCGTTCTACAGAAGGGTTTTGTTGTAACAGACATGCTTGAGGGCACTAGCCCAAGTGCTGGTGATCCCGCATATCTAGCCCATAGCGGTAAACTATCTGTTGAGGATATTTCTACCGACGATACAGACGCGGATGGCTCAACAAGAGTTGTTGGTCGGTTTCTTTCCGGCGTCGATGAAGATGGCTATGCCAAAGTCTTCATAGACCTTCCTAACACAAATGTCTAAGAATAAGCAAAGGAGAAAATTAAAATGAAGAATAGACCAACACCCGAGTTTATCGAATTGCTAAAGCGTTCTGGTAGCTCTGATAAAGCTGTTGCGGTTGCAGCTCAGAGAGAGATCGCTAAAGCACTAGAGACTCCACTTCGTAAGGGCGTTCTTTTCGGTGACGTTGTTACCTCAATCTTTGAGGCTATGCCACTAGAGCCCGGTGCAAGTCCAGAGTTTCCACTTGATCTTCTAGCCCCCGGCACTGAAGCTGATCATGTGGCTTACACTAATCCCGGCAACGGTAGAATTCCAGAAAGACACGTTGAAGGCGATTATGTCATGGTTAACACCTATGGCATGACCTCATCAATTGACTTTCTTCTAAAGTATGCCCGCGAAGCAAACTGGAACGTTGTATCACGCGCTATGCAGGTTTTAGAGGCTTCTTTTGTTAAGAAGATCAATGATGACGGCTGGCACACTCTTCTCGCAGCCGCTGTTGATCGTAACATCCTTGTCTTTGACAACGATGCTGGTGCTGGACAGTTCACCAAGCGACTCATTAGTCTTATGAAGACTGTTATGCGTCGTAATGGTGGCGGTAATAGCGTAACTGCTCCCGGTCGTCTTACCGATCTTTATTGCTCACCTGAAGCAATTGAAGATATTCGCAACTGGGGCGTTGACCAGCTTGATGAAGTTTCACGTAGAGAAATCTATGTTGCTTCTGATGATGGCCCAGCTATCACCAGAGTATTCGGCGTGAACCTTCATGATGTGTTTGAGTTTGGCGACGGTCAGGAATATCAGACCTACTTTACTAGCGATCTTGGCGGCTCAATCGAGGGCAGCGACGTAGAGCTTGTAATCGGTCTTGATCAGAACCAGAACGACAGCTTCGTAATGCCAGTTAAGAAGGAAGTTGAGATCTTTGAGGACGAAACTCTTCATCGTCATCAGCGTCAGGGCTATTACGGCTGGGCTGAAGTTGGTTTTGGTGTTCTTGACAACAGAAGAGTCCTTGCTGGCTCATTCTGATCAGTCGCACCTAATGGGAAAGGCCGCTCCGAAATGGGGCGGCTTTTTTCTTTTATGTGTATATTATGGCAAGAAAAGGAGTATAGATATGTCATTTACTGCTACCGCTTTTGCTGAACAGCCCTTCGCATATGATGGGGGAGTCTTTACTGTTGATACTTTTCCTGTATATCCATTCAATAGTAATGTTCTGACATTTACGATGAATGTAAACACATTAAATGAATTTTCTTTTCAGGTAAATACAGAGCAGTCCCACAACTTAAATATTAATACTCTAGTAGAGGGTGATTTATTTAGATGAGTTTTAAACTAGCAAACAGAGTAAAAGAGAGGTCTGATACAGTCGGGACCGGAGATATAAACCTAACCGGGGCCGTAAGTGCATTTCAGGCTTTTAGTTCTGCCCTAAATAATGGCGATACAACCTTTTATGTTGTTGAAGATGTGAATAATTGGGAGGTCGGTTATGGTATTTATACTTCAAACACAATAGTAAGAGACACTATTATCTCTAGTTCAAATAATGATAACGCTATAAATCTTACCGGCTCAAGTTTTGTTTCCCTTACTTATCCATCTGAAAGGTCTGTTTATCTAAATGAGTCTCTTAATACTGTTGCTGGTTCTGGTGTTGTTTTTACAAACGATAATACAGTACTAAAGGCGGATGGTGGAGATTTATATTGGGGCGATACCGTACTTAATGGCGGTGGTGGTGGCGATAACGCAACTGCGATATATGCCTCTGGTATTGCTGAATACGCCTCTGGTCAGGTGGCCCCAAATCAGCAAGATGCTTTTAGCTATATAGAAGTTGACAGTATTCAATTTGATACAGCAGCTTCCCCCACTTTATCGCAGGGGGAAATTGGCTGGAATGATACTTTTGGAACGCTGGATGTTGCATATACAGACACTTATGTTATGCATGTAGGCGAAGAAACTCATTTCAGGGTTAGAAACATAAATGACGACCCAATATACAAGGGTCAAGCCGTTTACACTGCTGGAATCCATAACGATAACACTAGAATTTTAGTTAATAAATATACAGCCGATGGTAGCATTCCAGAAATTAGATTTATTGGTCTTGTTACCGAGACTTTAAATAAAAACCAAAGCGGCTTTACAACTAATTTTGGTTATGTCAAAGGCGTCGATACTAGGGGGAATATTGCTAGCCCAATAGCTGTTGGAGATGAGACTTGGCAAGTTGGAGATATACTTTATGTTCACCCAACTCAGGCTGGTAAGCTAACAAAAGTTCAGCCAAAACACGCTATAAGTGTCGCAATAATAATGTATGTACACCAAAATGATGGCCTGTTATTGGTTAGACCAACAGATTACGGTCACTTGGGTGACGCACATGATGTTGACACTTCATCAGCCCAAAATAATCAATACTTAAAATATGATAGCTCTAATGATTTATGGTCGCCCACTAGTAGTGGCATATTTAACACCCTAACACTTTCTTTGCAAGAAAACACTGATAGTTCAACAATTACTTTTGATATGGGCACCTCAAATATACACACGGTTACTTTGGAGGGCGACAGAACTTTAGCCGTTTCAAATGTTACTGCTGGTCAAATATTTATCATAAGATTAACGCAAGACGCGATAGGCAATAGAACTGTTAATTGGTTTTCTGGTATTAGTTGGCCGTCTGGAAACATTCCAGTATTAACAACAACCCAAAACAAGACAGATGTTTTTTGCTTTATATGTACTGGTGCTGGCACATATGATGGCTTTACTATGGGAACAAACATATAAAAACTTTAATCCTAAAAGAATAATGAACTGTGTATAATTAGCTGGAGGTAACAGAATGGCTTTTGTAGAACAAGCACAGTTTAATGATATAGGCACAGTTTTTAGAGTAACAGTTTATGATACAACAACAACTGGGACTTCTGTCATTGCCAATATTAGTGACGCAACCGTTTTAAATATTTACTTTAGAAGGCCCGATGGTACAAGTTTCACAAGAACCGCCACATTTACCGATGACGGAACAGATGGGCAAATACAATATACAACAGTCGATGGCGATTTAAATCAGGTTGGCACTTGGGCAATTCAAGCGTATGTTTCAACTCCAAGTGGCAGTTGGAGAACGAACACAGCAAACTTCCGAGTATACGAGAACATATAATGTCGTGGAAAACAGATATGGTGGTAATGTTGAGGTCTATCATAGGAGACTTTGACAGCGAAAAATATACTAACGAAAGACTTAAACAAGTCCTAACAATAGGGGCTTATAATGTTGTTCATGATGCGGACTTTTCAACGTCCTATACTGTTGATGTTGGTCAAGTGTCAATTTCCCCTGACCCAATAGAAAACAGCGATGGTGACTTCGTTATACTTTCAGTTTACAAGAGTGCCTGTATATTATTGGGTAGTGAAGTAAAAACAGAGTCGGCCAATGCGGTCGCCATTAAAGATGGCCCATCGTCTATTGACTTAAGGGGCGTATCACAAAACCTTATCGTATTATATAACGATTTGTGCAAAAAATATGATGAGCTATTAAAGAGCTATCAATATAATAATACATTAGTTGGTCATGCGATTCTTGGCCCCTATAGTCCCGGTAGTATGGTTATTAATGCAAATCAATTCGATTACAGAGGTAATATCTTTCATTAGGAGCTAAAATAAAATGCCTGTATCGCAAAAAATAATTAATTCAAACGATCAGCCCGCTGCTGGTAGGGGCGTTGTGAGCATTGCTGGCCAAAGGGGTCTTGGTGCAAGTGGCACTCTTATTAGTGAAATTTCTTCAACAAATATTGTTTCGCCATTTCCACCCTTTACTGCTAGCGAACTTGAAAATAGTGTATCTGTAAATAATGATACCTATTCATATAGATATAATTCTGATTTTGTTTTGACTGCCGGTGTGGCCGCTTCTGGTGCTGTTACACAGACGCTCGTAGAGGCAATACCAAACAGAAGTATTCAGCTTGTGGGATACACTTTTGTTACTGATTCAGAAACAACAATTCAATTTTATTCAGATTCTACGCCAATATCTAGTGGAATTCCTTTTACTTTCAATGGTGGTGCGGCTACAAATAATTTGGGCGGGTTAGTGGAAACTAACAATGGGGAGGCCCTTAAGTTAGATAATACTGCTGGTTATGTTGGTGGACATATTTCTTATAAGGTAAGATAATGAGCATACTTTTACTAGGTGCGGGATTAGGGGCTACTCAGACAAGACTTCTTGATTACGCTCCCGGTGCGTCTGCGGCTTACAGTTTACGACAAGTTGGCCGTCAGTATAATGGTCCAGTTGTAAGGGTCAGGAGAGAAAGCGATAGCACTGAGAGGGATTTTACCGCTAGCCAAATAGACAATGGAACTCTTACTACATGGGTTAATGCCACTCCAGATCTCCCACTAGATCAATCTTCCGGTGCAGCGGCGGCTTATAGCTTGAGAAACTTAAGTGCTAGCTATACAGGCGACGTTATTAAGGTTAGGCGAAGTAGTGATAATGATGAACTAGATTTTAGTGCTAGTGAAATAACAGATGGCACGTTAGAATCTTGGGTTGGTGGCCAGAACGAGGTTTTTCCATCTGTTTCACAATCGGTTTCAGATTTTGCCAGCGGTGTTATTTTTGGTGTTGTTTTATATCCCACTGTAACAGCTAATATTAGTGATCCATTTGGTGGAACCGATGCAGTTTCAATAGAATGGCCAGATTCAAGCCTTAGAAGATATGGCACTGATAGTTTTGGTAGTAGAGGTTTGCATCCGGCCATAAATGGAGAAGTTACACTTTCATTTTGGGCTAGAGTGCCAAGTGGAACGTTTTCACTTACCGTTGCTTTACGGTCTACCATTAGTCCAAATCTTTATAGTCAAAACAATACAATCACTACAGAATGGCAAAGATTTACTGTCACTTCTACTAGATCTGCGGCTGATGGTCCGACTGGTTTTTACTTTGATGAAAGTACACCAGCCACAGTAGAGATTTATGGTTTACAGCTGGAAACCGGTAGTACAGCTAGTGACCTTGCTATAACTACTAGCGGCCCATCTGGTTATGGTTACGTTAAGACATGGTATGACCAATCAGGTAATGTTAGACATGCCACGCAAACGACCGCAGGCTACCAGCCTAAGATAGTGAATGCTGGAGCACTCGTAACTCAAAATGGCAAACCGACAATGAGGTTTGATGGCGTTGACGACACAATGCTTGTTACTCCATATGATGCGGAAGATGGATTATTATATCTATCAAGATTTGCGGTTGTTGAAAAAATAGGGACGGGAGGAGGA